GTTTGGGTACTGCTGTCCCCTGGATGATTTTGATTTGATAAAATTGTTTCACTTGTACTCGGCATACTATTATTTATCAAGATCTGCTTTGGAGACAAGTTTATCTATACGCTGTATATTGCCTCCAATAATCATCTTAACTAATAGTAATACCTTTTCATCTTTGACCCAAAAGTAAAAACCACGCAAATAGCCGTTGTTTTCTATTTCTCTTTTGAGTGTGTGTCCTAGTTTGATCTTGTCTTGATTAGCAATAGCCCACTTGGCAAAACCGGGTGTTGCTTTGTCGCTTAGATAAACTTTATATGTGTATTCAGGTGTTTCATCAACTATCTGTATGTTACTATCTAATAGTGCAACCATACTAGGATCAGGCTCGTGGAACTCTATTACAGTTTGTAGTTTTGTTGATAAACGCAGTAGGTCTTCTTTGGTGTTGCTGTATATGCCAAAGTTGGGACCTTCAATACGGAACAAGAAGTCATCCCACTTTGGACAGGTGTTGAATATGATTTGACAGTCTGTGAAGTGATGTGTCGGCACACGATATTCTTTAGCCCACATCTTACGTATTAAAGGCTCGCCTTTTTCGTAATGTTGCTGTAGTTGATCAAGAACCTCACCTGCGTAAGTAAAGTTCTTGCCGCGAAAGATTGTGCCAAGCACATTCATACAAGTGATCTTGTAGAGATACTTACCGAAAAATAATTTTCTAGTCTCTACTCTATTCACTCACTACCTCCTCTATGATAGTTTCAACTTTTAGTTCGTCATCAACAATAGTTATCTTAACTTTACCACCGTTAAGCAACTTACCAAACAACAATTCTCTTGACAACGGACGTTTGATCTCCTTGTCAATTACACGTTGCAAAGGTCTTGCACCCATCTTCTTGTTGAAGCCTTTTTCAACAAGCCAATCAAGTGCTTCGTCTGTGACTTCAATATCAACTGCTTTGTCTTTGATCATTGTCTTAAGTTCTAGCAGGAACTTACCAACAATCTTAAGCATAACTTCTTTGCCAAGTTTAGCAAATGTAATCGTAGCATCAAGACGGTTGCGGAACTCTGGCTTGAAGAACTTGTTCATTTCTTCATCTTCGTATTCCTTTTCTTGATCGTCAAAGCCGATTGCATTTTTCTCTGCTTCTTGTGCGCCAAGGTTAGTTGTAAGGATTAGGATACAGTTACGTGCATCTGCTTCTTTACCGTTTGAACTTGTAACACGACCGTTGTCCATAACTTGCAGTAGGATCTGCGACACATCTGGGTGTGCTTTTTCTACTTCGTCTAGCAGTAGCACACAGTTAGGATGTTCTTGCAGTTTCTCAATCAGCAAACCACTTGTATCTTCGTGACCTACATAGCCTGGAGGCGAACCAATCAACTTAGCTACACTGTGCTTTTCTTGATATTCGCTCATATCAAAACGCACAAGTTCTACGCTGAGTGCGTTAGCAAGTTGTTTTGCTGTTTCAGTTTTACCTGTACCAGTCGGACCCATAAACACAAAACTACCCACAGGCTTGTCGTCTGGCTTTAGTCCTGCTTGTGCAACAAGGATCTTATCTACGATGTTCTCAATCGCTTCATCCTGTCCATACACTGTGCCTTTTAGATTCTTTTCAAGGTTCTTAAGGTTTTTAGTTTCCTTTTCAGCGATCTGTTCTTCACCCATCTTAACAATTTTAGCAAGTTCAAACTGGATGTTCTTTACATTTACCCGACGCTTCTTTGCTTTTGTAAGATTAAATCTTGAACACGCTACATCAATCAAGTCAATTGCTTTGTCTGGCAGTTTCTTATCTGACTGATACTTAACACTCAGCTTGATAGCTTCTTCAATAGCATCATCTGTGATGCCTACCTTGTGATAGTCTTCATAGTATTTCTTAATACCTTTGAGGATATCGCGTGTTACTTCTGGTGACGGTTCATCAACAGTCACACGTTGGAAGCGGCGCATCAATGCACGATCCTTTTCAAAGTATTTGCGATATTCTTCCCAAGTAGTTGAAGCAACAACCTTGATGTTGCCTTTTGCAAGTGCAGGCTTCAACATATTAGCAAGGTCGTTAGCACTGTTGCCACCACCTGCGCCAGCACCACTAATCATGTGTGCTTCGTCGATAAACATAATAGTCTTGCCTTTGCCACGCAAACCTGCAAGCACAAGTTTAAAGCGTTCTTCAAAGTCACCGCGATACTTTGAACCAGCAAGCATACTACCAATGTCTAGATTATACACTTCATACTCTTTTAGGAAGTCCGGAACTGTGTCATTAACGATATTCCAAGCAAGTCCTTCTGCGATTGCAGTCTTACCAACACCTGGATCACCTACCATAAGCACATTGTTCTTACTGCGGCGTCCTAGTGCAAGTGCGATGCTTTCAAGCTCGTCTTCACGTCCAATCACTGGATCAACACGATCACGTGTTACTTCTTCGTTAAGGTTAGTAGTAAATGCTTTGAGTGCTTTTGCGGCTTCACCTGTGAGCTGACCATCTTCAATCTCTGCACTTTCGCCACTTACATAATCTGCAAACGCTTCTTTCTCAACGCCACCTTTTTGCATAAAGAAATTAGCGTGTGTCTTTTGTTCGCTCAACACACTGAGTGCAACATCAACTAGTTCAATGTTACTGCGTCCGTTAAATAATACCTGTGTAAATGCACGATTCAGCACACGTTCTACAGTAGCAGTTTTCTTTGGCTTATATTTTTCTAAGTCAGTCTTGATATCTTCAAGATTGTTTTTCAAAAAGTGTTCAAGATTGCTTTTGATGTATTCCACATCCGCACCAAAACCTCTAAGCAATTTATAGAAGTTGTCACTACACATCATAGCAAAAAGTAGATGCTCTAGTGTCACGTATTCGTGCTGTAGTTTCACAGCATCCTTTAGTGCTTTATCAAATACAAGTTGTAATTCTTTTGATGGTTCTACCATTTGTTTCCCTTTATTGTGTATTTACTACCATAGCCAACTTACGTACGAAAAACGAGTGCCTTTTGTTACAGGTGTAACAGTATGGATATACATAAATGTGCTAGGAAAAATCAGCACACTGCCTGTGGGCATTGGCACTACTTCATCCTTTAACATTACAAAGTCACCACCTTCGTAGTCGTCGTTTAATGCTCCTACAATACTAAGTGTAGGAATACCTTTGCGTTCGCCGTCGAACATCTGTTGCACTCGGTCGGCGTGCCAGTGCATCTTTTGGCCTACATCATATCTGTTGTAGCGGATACCCAAGTAACCGTCCCAACCTGTTAATGTAGGCATATTGATATCGTCTATATACCGCCTCAATGGCTTAAATAATTCTTGTCCAATGAATGAACTATGATCTGTTTCTTGATGTGAAATGTATAAATCATCTTCAAAGTTAATGCGTTCTTTGTCATCGTGTAAAAAGAAGCCGTGTTTCTGCCAGTCATCCTCTAGGCTCGCAACGACTTCACTACAGAAGTCTCTGCTGAACACATCATAAACTTTTACATAATCCATCAAATTATTCATTGTCTTAATATACTATAGTTTGTGAGTAAAAGCAAGCACTTACCTAGCCATTTTGTCTTTAAATGCTCTAAGTTCTTTTATAAGTTTGTTGCTCTTTAATTTAGGGATGTCTGCTTCTATGCTGACATATACATTGCCTGTTTTACCTGTTTTTCGATTTGGTATGCCATATCCGCCTATGCTAAATGTTGTTCCTGTTTTAGTACCTGCAGGTATTTTTAGTACAACACTTTTTTGATTAGGCATATCAATTTGAACTTCAGTTCCTAGGATACAATCTATTGCATCTACCTTTTGATTTTTCATTATATTCAAACCGTCTTTTACCCATATAGGATGCTTTCTTACTCTAACTTTTAGAATTAAATCACCTCTAGGAACATTAGGTATTACATCATCTCCGTAGCCTCTAAATACTACAGTGCTATTATGATCAACTCCTGGCGGAATATTCATTTCAAGTTTTTCTATCCTACCATTACTAAGGCTGTAATTGGCAAAAACTGTTTTGCCTGTATATACTTCTTCTAGTGTGAGTGTATGCCCTATTGTTATATTTTTATTGCGCACAGGACGCTGATACTGTTGTTGCCTAAATCCTGCACCAAACGCATTTGCAAATATATCTTCAAAACCAGGAGGAACATTATTGAAACCATTAAACTGTGGCTGAGGATTATCATATTCTGCCCTACGCTGTGGATCTTTCAACACTTCGTATGCTTCATTAATTTGGGCAAACTTCTGACTATCACCACCCTTGTCTGGATGATGTTTCATTGCAAGTCTTCTGTATGCTGATTTAATTTCGGAATCAGATGCGGTACGGCCGACACCTAAAGTGCTGTAAGGGTCCATAATACTACTTATAGACTGTTATAAGTTTATTTGCGAGATCCGGTATATAACCCAAACCAAGCTGCACCTGCGCCAACAACAATACTTACAAGTCCTGATTGCTCCATTGATGGTTCTGGTAGTTCCATATACCAAATTGTAACTTTGTATAACAAGTAAATGTATGTTGTAATAAAGATGCGTGGAAAGATCCTCCAAGCATCTACAGCTCTAGCTAG